GGAGTTGACCTGTCTCAAACACGAGACCTTACCTCTATAATCTGTGTGTTTAAAGTAGGAGATAAGTTATATACGAAATCCTATTTCTTTATGCCTAATGACGGAGAAAAGATGCTCCGTAGTGGAGGACTGTCCCTTTATAATTGGATAAATGACGGATTAATCTATAAGTCATCTTCAAAAACGATAGATTATGACGTGATCCGTGATACTCTGATAGAAATTAATAATAAATATAATATAAAAATAATCTATTATGACCCTTCAAATAGTGCTATTTTTATAGATAAATTACGTAAGACAGGCATATTAAATAAATGTAAACCATTCCCTCAGAGGACTCATAACTTTAACGAACCATTAAAATACTTGGAAAAGTTAATATTTGACGAGGATATAATAATGGATTCTCCTGTTCTGAAGTGGAATATTAATAATGCCATTATCTATACAGATGGAAATGGGAACATAAAGATTATGAAGAACAAGAGTGCCGACTCTGTTGACGGTGCTGTTGCTTTAGGTATGGCAGTTGGAGGTTATTTACATATGAATAGCGGTAGCAAACTTCCATCTTCTGTGTGGCAAAACAGTTAGATATATAATAAAATAAATCACCATTATGTTTGAAAATATAAAGAGATCTATTTCCTTTATTATGGGTGATAATACTCCTAAGGTTTACTTAGGCTCTGACAAGGCATTCGAGGAACAAGTTTTGACTCCTTTAAAATATGGAAATAAGAACAAGTTCCAAAATAGTGATGCTGAGAGTGTAGCCACTTGTATGACCTGTATAAAAGTATTAGGAGACACGATGTCTCGCCTGCCTATTAATATCTACCAAGCTACGGAAGAAGGAAATAAAATTGACAAATCGGACTATAGATATGGGATGTTGCATTATTCTCCAGATGGAATAATGACCTCTCAGTCTTTTTTTGGCGCCTTAGAATATAATAGGAACCTACGAGGTAATGCCTTCGCTAAAATCATCAGAGATAAGGTAACAGGGCGAGCATTACGATTAGAGTTCATACAATCCAATATGGTTGGAGGATATAAACTTCAAAACGGAGAACTCTATTATATTGTCTATATTAAAAATGAAAAGACAGGTAAGGCGACTACGGAGATTATTAATGCATCGGATATGCTGCATTTTAAAATGATATCCAAAAATGGTATATGGGGAATAAATCCTATAGAGGCTCAGAGATTAAATCTCTCCACTATCTTTAAGGCTAAGAACACTGTTGACTCCTTCTATGAAAATAATGCATTTTCTCCTAAGGTTCTTAAATCACAAATCCCTGATATCCAATTCCAAGACCAATTCGCCGAGGCTATGTCCTCATTTAAATCGAATAATGTTGGCCCTGTTAACGCAGGAGAAATCATTAAGTTACCACCATTTACTGAAATCCAAGAGTTAAGTCTTGACCCTGTTGACGCCAAGTTTATTGAGGGAATGAAGTTTGACACATCACAGATAGCTGCATTTTATGGAGTCCCACCTGATATGGTAGGAGTTTATGAATACAGTAAATATAATAATGTTGAACAGGCTCAGTTGAACTTTAAAGTTAATACTATTGCAAGTATTGCAAGGATGTATCGCCAGGAACTTGAGATGAAACTCCTTACAACTGAGGAGAGAATAAATGGTAAGAGCATTGAGTTTGTTACTCAGGCTCTGATTGAAACTGATATTGTTACGAGAAGTAACTATTATAAGACTATGCAGGATTTAGGTGTTATGACTCCTAATCAGATAGCTCTTCTTGAGGGTTTACCAACCTTCCCTGAAGGAAATAAACACTATATGTCTTCACAAACTATTCCTATAGAGGATCGCGAAAGTGGTATATCTGTGCAGGAAGAGGAAGAAACTGAAACTCCAGAAGAATAAATAATATATAAAAATAAATAATGGCAATGTTATATAATAAAATACAGGAGAGGGTTTACAATAGTAAAGACCTTGAATTTAGAGCAAGCGTTGAGGGAGAGGATAAAATACTTGAGGGATATGCTGCTCTTTTTAACACACGCTCCAAACTATTAGGAGGACAGTTTTATGAAACAATCGAAAGAGGCGCTTTCGATGAGGTTTTAAATTCAGAGGACCTGGATGTTGTTCTTAACTTTAATCACGATAATTCGTTGGTTATGGCGCGAACAACCAATGGAACTCTTCAGTTATCTTCGGATGACAAAGGACTATTCTTCCGAGCTGTGTTGCCCAATACCTCATACGCAAATGATGTGTATGAACTTGTTAAACGAGGAGATATTTTCCAGAACTCCTTCGCCTTTCTTCCTTCTCAGGATGGTTATTCAGTAAACAGAGATGAGAATAGCAAGTATGATCTTGTTACGATCACAAAAATTGAAAAATTAAGGGATGTCAGTGCCGTGACTTTCCCCGCCTATACTGAAACAAAAGTTGAGGCAAGAGATGACCACTCAGAGGAAGAAACTAAGGAAGAGGAAAAGACATCTGTCTCATCCGAAATATATCGTTTAAAAACGAAACTATTAAAATTAAAATAAATTAAAATTATCTATTAAGATGAAAAAGATCAATGATTTAAAAGAGAAGAGAAATCAGTATATCACCCGTATGGAGGAAATCACTTCAGAGGCTGAACTATCTGATGAGCTTCGTTCCGAGTGGGAATCACTAAACGACAAAGTGACCCTTCTTGACAAGGATATTAAAATGTCCGAGCGCCAGGAAAATCTTAACAAAATGTCTATCGTTCCTGAAGAGGTTGAAGAGGTTGTTGAGGAAAGAATGGATGTAATAAGTGGAATGCAAGAGTTCTTCAGAACTGGTGTAGCTCCTAAGGACTTTCGTGGCCCACAGGGTGGATTCCTTCTTCCATTTGAAATGAGGGATAATCTCACCACGACTAAACTTGGTGCAACCCTTATTAATAAGACTATTTCAGATGAACTTAGTATAGCTAAGACTCCTGCTGAAACTCTTATAGCTGCTCTTGGTGTTACGAAATACACTGGACTTAATGGCCAGTTTGTAGTTCCATCAATGGCTCAGGTTAATGCAGGTTTTGTTGCTGAGACTGTTGCTGTTGCTGATGCTTCAGCTGCTCCAGCTTCATTAACCCTTACTCCTCGTAGATTAGGTGCTTATGCAACTGTTACTAAGGAAACCCTTGTATCCTCAAATCCTTCTATATGGAATGGTATTATACAGGATATCAGAGATGCTTGGTATCGTGCTCAGGTAGCTGACCTATTTGACCAAATCCAAACTGATTGTGTTGACGCAAGCACGACTGTTACTTCAGGCGACCTTGCATATATTGACCTAGTTAAACTTCAGGCCAATGTTCCTTATGACCTAAGGAATCCTGCATTCGTTACGACTCCTGCCGTAGCATCTTGGCTTAAGACTCAGGCAACTATATCATCTGTAGCTGGCCCTGTATGGCAAGGTTCTCTCTTCAACGGTTCTGTTGACGGTATTCCTGCTTATGCAACCACTCTTCAGAACACAGGTGTGCTATTCTATGGTGATTTTAGCCAAGCTGTTATAGGAGAATGGGGTAGCGGATTAGAGCTATTACTTAACCCATATGAATATGACGTTGAGGGTATGGTAAAAGTTACCGTGTCTGGTATGACGGATTCTGGATTTAAAAATTACAGATTCTCTTCCTTCATCGTTCTCGATGCAAGTGAATACGCATAATAATTAAAATAGATAAAGGGGTTTAGGGAGACCTAGCCCCTTTATCTTATTTAAAATTAATACTTTATAATGTCTATTCCTATTAAAACCAAGTCTTCTTGGCCTATATCACTGTATGAGGCAAAAAGGCATTTAAGAGTGGATGAGGATGAAGTTGAGGATGACGATTATATACAGAATCTGATTTATGCTGCTACAGTTAAAGCTGAACAATACATAGGAAAGGATATAGCCTTTACAACTAATGTTCAGACTATTTATGATTTTGTTAGTGATTCGATTACGATACCTGAAGGCCATTTCATTTCCTTTATACAGGGAGTGACAGATACCTCCTCATTAATTTCAGTTGACCATACTGAGATATTCTATAATTATGCCTATGTTGAACTAAATACGACCATTGACAGTGATCC